CTACAGGTAACGGTACAGCTACAGGTATGAATATACCAGAGAACTTACAAGGTAACGCACCTAACTCAACTAAAAATGCTTTTTCAATTAATATGGCAGCTAATGATAAAACGTCTAGTGTACCAGATATATCATCGTAAAAAATTATTAACTTTGTAAAAAAAATAAAATGTCAACAATATATGCTGTAATTAACCTTGATGATACGAATGCAATTCTATTCAGTCAAGTAAACCAATCAAGTGCGCAAACAATGCGTAGAAACTTAGCAAACACTCAAGGATTACTATCCTATCAAGTGGAACCTTCATTTATTACTAATGGATCTTTAGTTCCTGTTTCAACAATGAATCACGAAGAAGCTTTAGCTCTAATGGCTACAGCAGCTTGGACAGATCCTAACGCTGGACCTGGAGAGTAATGTCCTACAGAAAGAAGGTAACTACCAAGAGACCTGGGGTGCACTCTAAGAATGCGTCTAAATCTCAGGTGAAGTATAAAAAAACATATCGTGGTCAAGGCAAATGATATGGAGGATGGATTATTAATAGCTTTAATATCAGCTCTAGGTGTTAAGGAAATATGGAACATAATTAAAAAAAAGATAGACATCAACGCTAAGAAAGAAGATGATCATATCGTAATGCTTACCCAAAAGATATCCAACCTAGAAATAAAAATAGACGAACTTATAAAAGAAAATATGCAGCTTAAGGTGAAGGTTGCTAAGATGGAAGAAAGAATATTGTTAACTGCAAAAAATAGAATTAAAAAATGAAGCTTTCAAAAAACCTAAGCTTATCTGAAATGACTAAAAGTAATACCGCTAAAAGAAAAGGTATTTCAAATCAACCTACTGAAGATCATATGGAAAATATGATAGACTTAGCTAATGTTATATTTCAGCCGATTAGAAATCATTTCGGAGTACCTATTCACATAAGCAGCGGATATAGAAGTGAAGAGCTAAATAAGGCTATTAATGGAAGTAAGTCTTCACAGCATTGTAAAGGTGAAGCTATAGATATTGATATGGATTACAAAAGCGGTCCTTCTAATGCAGAGGTATTTAACTTCATAAAGGATAACCTTGACTTTGATCAATTGATATGGGAATTTGGTGATGTAAACAACCCAAGTTGGGTACACGTTAGTTACGACACTGACTTTGGACAAAGAAAACAAATACTAGTGGCTTATAAAAATAGTAAGGGTAAAACTAAATACAAATCTTATGAGTGAAAAAAAGAAATTTAAAGACACTAAGATTGGTAAGTTTTTAAAAAATAAAGCACCTAACATTTTAGATATAGTTGGAGATATTTTACCTGACAAAGGTGCGTTAGGCATTGTAAAAAATTTAATTGACAAAGATGACTCTATAGACCCTGAGACAAAAAAAATGCTTCACGATCAGTTAATTGAATCATACAAGACTGAAGTAGCTGATAGAGATTCTGCTAGAAAAAGAGAGGTTGAAATAGCTAAGGTTAAAAAGTTTGACTTTATGTTTAATCTAACAGGTTTAGTTGGGTTAGGTACTTTTGTGTTTTTAGTGTACGCCATAGTTTATATTAATATACCAGAACACAATGAAAAAACATTCTATACTTTAATCGGTCTTTGTGAGGGTATAACTTTGAGTATCTTTAGTTTTTATTTTGGCTCATCAATGAGAAAAGATAATTAAGATGGAGAAAGAGATAGAAGAATTAAAGTTACAACTTACTGGAGATATGTTTAAAGACATGGATATTAAAGATAAAATACACAACCTTGAAATGAAGTTAAAAGGTGTTAAACCAGAAGATTCTCATTTTGACTGTATAGGCTGTGGTTCCTGAAAAAAATAACTATATTTGTAGTTAATTAAATCAAATCAAATGGATAAAATGAAAAAAGAAGAAGCGGAGATGCTTAAATCTTTGCAGTCTAGGTTGTTCAACGCTAGGTTAGATATCGGAGACATAGAAGTAGCTATTGCTAGACTACACAAAAGAAAAGAAGTTTTAGTGGATGAAGTAGAGAATGTTTCAACAGAACTACAGAATACACAAAACAAAATGACTAAAAAGTACGGGGACAAGAAAGTAAATCTTGAGACTGGCGAATTGTCATGATAATAAGAAAAATATCTGTAGGAGCTGACTATAAGTCAAGCTCAATGCACTATTTAGTAGGTCAGTCTATATTAGGAGGAGCTTACAAAATACACCATATTAGAATGGAGGCAGATGGAGCCTACAAAATATGGATAGACAATGGTGCTGAGGTTTTTTTATGGAAAGAGTTTGGTAAGAATATGCCAGTTTCTATAGAGTATCTTGTAGATTTTTAAAATGAGATCTCCTTTTCATTTCTTAATTAAACCAATGGGCGGTACTAGGTATAAACACACCAAGGAAATAGGTGGTGTAGATGTTATAGTTAGTTCTTCTCAGGAAGACCATACTGCTACAAATAGGTATGCTATGGTAGTAGAAACTCCTATTGTTTATAAAGGAGATATAAAAAAGGGAGATATACTAATTGTTCATCACAATGTATTTAGAAAGTATTATGACATGAAGGGTAGAGAAAAGAGTGGTCCTTCTTTTTTTATGGATGATTTATATATTATAGATAGGGATCAATACTTCTTATATAAAGATCCTGAAGATAACAATTGGATAGCTCCAGACCCTTATTGTTTCGTAGAGCCAATTATAAAAGAAGAATCTACCTTAGTCAACAATGAAGTATATAAAAACTTATTGGGAAAAATTAAGTATATTAATAAAGAATTAACATCCAAAGGTTTGAGTGTGGGAGATATAATTAGCTTTCAACCAGAAAGTGAGTATGAGTTTGATGTAGATGGAGATAAACTTTACAGGATGTTTACTAAAAACATCTGCATATCTTATGACAACTAAACAGATTAAGGAAGATATTATTAAGGCTGGTGAAATGGCTGTTAAGCAACTGGTAAAAGTTGCTAAAGAAGAAATAATAAAACCTGATCCAGAGGATGAGTTAGCAGCAGACAGATTAAAAAACGCAGCAGCCACTAAGAAACTAGCTATATTTGATGCGTTTGAAATACTAAATAGAATAGAAGCAGAAAGAGCTATGCTTGAAGAGGAGCCTGAGAAAGAAGGTAAGAACAAATCATTTGGTTTTGCAGAAAGAAGATCAAAATAGTTTATATAAAGTTTTAGACAAACCGATTCCTAAGTCGGTAATGTCATCTAAAAATAGAGCTAAGACTTGGCACTATGGTTATCACGAAAAATACGATTTAGTAGTTATATCTAATGATGGAACATTAGGAGAAGTTTATGAAATAAATGGAGTTAAGATTGGTTTACCTAAACAATGGGATAAGATAGATAAGGGTAATAATAAATGGCAACCAAAAGAGTATCCTAAGGATCTAAAGAAAATAAAAACAGTATTTGACTGGAGCAGAAGAAATAGTGATTTCAAGAATAAGTGGGTAGGTTTTATAGAGAATCAATTTGATATAAGAGAACAAGGTTATTGGTTTACAAATAATAATAAGCCTACTTATATAACAGGATCTCATTACATGTATTTACAATGGACTAAAATTGATATCGGACTACCTGATTTTAGAGAAGCAAATAGAATATTTTTTATTTATTGGGAAGCCTGCAAGGCTGATAAGAGGTGTTTTGGAATGTGCTACCTAAAGAACAGACGTTCTGGGTTTTCGTTTATGAGCTCTTCCGAAACAGTTAATCAAGCTACCATATCAAGAGATGCTAGACTAGGTATATTATCTAAGACTGGTTCTGATGCAAAGAAAATGTTTACTGATAAGGTGGTTCCTATATCTAATCACTACCCTTTCTTTTTTAAGCCTATTCAGGACGGTATGGATAAACCAAAAACTGAGTTAGCTTATAGAGTTCCAGCTAGCAAGATTACTAAAAAGAACATGTATGAAGAGGACAATGATGATGTAGATGGGCTTGACACTACAATTGATTGGAAGAATACAGATGACAACTCTTATGATGGAGAAAAACTATTGTTGTTAGGTTAGTGATGAATCGGGAAAATGGTTAAGACCAAATAACATATTAAATAACTGGAGGGTAACTAAAACATGTTTAAGATTAGGTAGTAAAGTAGTAGGTAAATGTATGATGGGATCTACCTGTAACGCCTTAAATAAAGGAGGTGGAAATTTTAAAAAATTATATGAAGATTCTGATCCGTTTGAAAGAAATGCTAATGGTCAAACTAGAAGTGGTTTATACTCTCTCTTTATTCCTATGGAGTGGAACTTTGAAGGGTACATAGATGAATTTGGTATGCCTGTATTTGACACTCCTAAAAAACCAAGGGTGGGAGTAGATGGAGAATATATATCTACAGGTGTTATTAACTACTGGCAGAATGAGGTATCATCATTAAAATCTGATAACGATGCTCTTAATGAATTTTACAGACAGTTCCCTAGAACAGAAAGCCACGCATTTAGAGATGAAAGTAAATCGTCTATATTTAACTTAACAAAACTATACCAACAAATAGATTATAATGAATCTTTAATAAAAGATAGGGTTTTAACTAAAGGTGGTTTTCATTGGAAAGACGGAATAAAAGATAGTAAGGTTATATGGACACCTAATAATACTGGTAGGTTTTTATTGTCTTGGATACCAAAAAGTAATTTACAAAACAATGTAATAAGCAAAAATGGTAAGTATTTTCCTGGTAATGAGCACATTGGCAGCTTAGGCTGTGATCCATACGATATATCTGCAACTGTTATGGGTAGGGGTTCTAATGGATCTCTACATGGTATGACTAAGTTTAATATGGATGATGCTCCTAGTAATGAGTTCTTTTTAGAATATGTAGCTAGACCACAAACAGCAGAGATATTTTTTGAGGATGTATTGATGGCTTGTGTATTTTACGGAATGCCAGTGCTAGTGGAGAATAACAAAGCTAGGTTGTTATATCATTTTAAAAACAGAGGATATAGAGCATTCTCTATGAATAGACCAGACAAGCACAAGAATAAACTTTCTGGTTCAGAAAAAGAATTAGGTGGTATACCTAACTCATCAGAAGATGTTAAACAAGCACATGCTGCCGCTATAGAAGCATATATAGAAAAAAATGTAGGAATGGATTTAGAGGGTACTTATAGAGATCCAGACGAAATGGGATCTATGTATTTTACTAGAACATTAATGGATTGGGCTAGGTTCGATATTAACAATAGAACTAAGTTTGATGCCTCTATTAGTTCGGGTTTAGCTATAATGGCTAATCAAAAGCATTTATACAATCCAGTTGTCAAAGAGTCGAAAATTTCTATTAACTTTGCAAGATATAGTAATAAGGGTAGTATAAGCCAAATTATAAAATAAATGAAGGAGCCTAATGTATTAATAAACCCTGTAACTTTTCCTAATCAACTAGCGACAGATAGTCAGAAAGCAACAGAGGAATATGGTTTACAGGTAGGTCATTCTATTCAATATGAATGGTTTAAAAGAACTGGTAACACATGTAGATATTACAACCAGTGGATAGAGTTTCATAAATTAAGACTATATGCTAGAGGAGAGCAATCTGTAGATAAATACAAATCAGAGCTTGCTATAGATGGAGATCTTTCCTACTTAAACTTAGACTGGACTCCAGTTCCAATAATCCCAAAGTTTGTTGATATAGTAGTTAACGGAATGTCTAATAGATTATTTACTGTTCAGGCATACGCTCAAGATGCTTTAGCTTCTGATCAAAGAATGCAATACCAGCAGATGATAGAGTCTGATATGGTTGCTAAAGACTTTTTAAATCAATCAAAAGAATTATACGGTATTGATGCTTTCAATACTAGTGCTGAAGATTTACCAGCGGATGATCAAGAACTGCAACTTCACATGCAGTTGGAATACAAACCTGGTATAGAGATAGCAGAAGAAGAAGCTATTAATACCATACTGGAAGAGAATCATTTTTACGATGTAAGAAAAAGAGTAGACTACGATATTTGTACTATTGGTATGGGTTGGTTAAAACATGAGTTCTTAGCTAATGCTGGAATTAAAGTAAGNTATGTAGATCCAGCAAACTTAGTGTATAGTTATAGTGAGAGTCCAACATTTGATGATTGTTTNTATTATGGAGAAGTTAAAAGAGTTGCTATAACAGAATTATTNAAAATAAACCCAGACCTAACTAAAGAAGATTTAGAAGAGATATCACAATTAAGTTCTAGTTGGTATGGACATTATGGTATATTAAACCCATATAGAGATAGTTTATTTGAAAAAGATGTAGTTTGTTTATTATATTTTAATTATAAGACAGACAAGAAGTTTGTATACAAGAAAAAGTATATGGACAATGGGGGAGAGAAGGTGATAAGAAAAGATGATTCTTTTAATCCACCACCACAAGCAGAAGAAAGATTTGAAAAAATAGAAAAAAGAATAGACGTTTGGTATGAAGGTGTTATGGTACTGGGTAGTAATAAACTACTTAAATGGGATCTGGCTAAAAACATGGTTAGACCTAAATCAGCATCTCAGTATGCTACCCCAAATTACATTGGCGTTGCTCCTAGAATGTACAAAGGAGTGGTTGAATCTTTAGTTAGACGTATGACTACGTTTGCTGATTTGATTCAAATGACTCACTTAAAACTACAGCAAGTAATCTCAAGAGTAGTTCCTGATGGTGTATATATTGATGCAGATGGTTTAAATGAAGTAGACTTAGGTACGGGTGCTGCATACAATCCAGAAGATGCTTTAAGACTATATTTCCAAACGGGTAGTGTTATAGGTAGAAGTTTTACTCAAGATGGAGAGTATAATCACGGTAAAGTTCCTATTCAAGAATTATCAAGTAGTTCGGGT